CTGGGCGAGGTGATGAGATGGACTATCAGGTGGCCAAGCGGATGAAAGAGATCAAGCGTGATCTTGAGTCATCCTTGTTAGCCAATAACGCAAAAGTTGCAGGTGATGACACCACGGCGCGTGAAATGGCAGGTGCTGAATCGTGGATTGCTACTAACACCTCTCTTGGTGGCGGCGGTGCTGATCCTACGGGCGATGGTACGGATGCCCGCACAGACGGCACACAGCGAGCGTTTACCGATACTCTGCTTGACCCTGTTCTGGCGTCTATTGCTGATGCAGGTGGCGAACCAACTAAGATTATGGTCGGCTCGTTTAACAAGCAGGCAATGTCAGCGTTTACAGGTAATGCACCTCGGCGTGTTGACGGCATGGAGCAAGTTCTTTCACAGGCTGTATTCGTGTATCGTTCTGACTTCGGTGATCTTGAGATCGAATTTAACCGCTTCCAGCGTGCGCGATCTGCGCTTATCCTTGATATGGATATGTGGGCGCTTGCTGACCTTCGTTCGATTGCCAGCTATGACCTAGCTAAAACTGGTGATACTGACCGTAAGCAGATTATCTGGGAGACTACTTTAGAGTGTCGCCAAGAGGCTGCAAACGGCATTGTTGCTGACCTTACCACTTCGTAATAATGGGGGCTTCGGCCCCTTTTTGAGGTTTTTATGACTGATCAAACTAGAATGCGCCGAGAGAAAGTTTTGGTACTTCGCACAATTAACTGTGATCCTGAAGTTGATTCACTTGATGGCCCGAACCCTGTTAAAATAAAAGCAGGTGAAGTGGTAGCGCTTCCTCCTGTTGTGATAGCCCACTACCAGCGCAATAAATGCGTGACGCGGGACTTACCTTTAGAGGCATAGTATGGCCGGTAGATTCTTTGATTATGATCCTGTTACAGGCATAACCGAAACGTTTCACAAAACTGATAAGGGTTTTGTTATCCAGACATCTCAGGATGTTGAGAAAACCTTGGATTTTGCAAAGTATATGCGTGCCGAAGATACGGGGCATTATCGTGATGCAAACTATCATCCAGTGGCGGCGATACCTTATGTTCTAATCCAGAAATGGACAGATGAGCTAGGGGATAACCCATTAGCAAAGCACAATCGAAAGTGGCTTATTGCTAAGCTGAATGACCCTGATAACAAATTTCTGAGACTTAAAGGCGGCAAGCTTTAGATGGCTCTCGACAGTTATGACAACTTAAAAGCGGCTGTTGTTCGGATGGTAGGCCGAAACGACATTGCTTTGAATGTGTTCGATGAAGCTTTATCTATTGCAGACAAAGACGTCTACGCGAATTCTGTCACACCTTTGCGTATTCGAGAGATGGAAACTAGGTCTACCGCTTCTGCGCCAACAGATAGCCGATTTATGGCGCTTCCTGATGGGTTCTTGATGATGAGGCGATTAAAGATTAATGCCGCCTTGAGGGATCACGACATAAAATACATGACCCCAGAGCAATTGAGCATTAATGGCTCTTCTGGAATGCCTCGGTATTTCACGGTCACATCTCAGCTTGAATTTGACCGCGTGCCTGATTCTGATTACACGATAGAGATGCAGTATTTTAGGCGCTTCGGTATCATCTCTGGTACGAACGCAACAAACACTGTTTTGGCTAACTTTCCGTCGATCTACCTGTACGGCATTTTGTCTTACTGTCATAAGTTTGGCGCGGAAGAAGAAACAGCGAATTACTATTACGATCAATTCATTAACGCTATAGCTGGCGCAAACAAGCAAGATAGGCGCGGCAGGTATGGCCCTAATCCAGTACAGCGAATTGAAGGAGTGACGCCATAATGCCTATGAAATGCTACGGCAAAGGCCGAAAGAAGAAAGGCAAATAGCTTGTGCCCCGTTCCCGCGCATTCACAGAAATAGCGTACCCCATTGTTGGGGGGTCATACAAAGATGCCTCCAAGCCCTTATCGCAACAAAGAACCTTAAATATGTATCTTGAGACAACCAAAGCCGGAAGGGCTGATGCTGTCTTAAAATCATGGTATGGGCTTAATAGATTGACGACGGGTGCGGCGAGAGAATTTGATAGGGGTATACACGAAAAGACTTTCATGGGCTTAGGCTACCAAGTTTCAGGCTCTACGCTATATAGCTTTAATTCGTCGTTTACCAAAACATCAATTGGAAGTATTGCGGGAGGTGATCAAGTATCTTTTGCGGACAATGGCGTTGTTCTAGTAATAGTCGGCGGCAATGCCGCGTATTCGTATGACGGGACTACCCTATCAACAATATCACTAAGTTTCACCCCTACCGCCGTTAGCTATCTAAACAACCAGTTTATATACACTGCGACAAATGGGCGGGTTTACATATCGACGCCCGGCTTAACCTCTGTTATTGCCGGTAATAGCTTTAGCCCTGATAGCTCCAGTGATAACCTGCTGAGGTCGTATGTTTTTGACCAATTTGTACTTAACTTCTCTGAATTGACTGTTGAGCCTTGGGAAAATACGGCTTCAGGCATCCCGCCTGTTGAGCGAATGGATGGGGTTATTCAAGAAGACACAGGGTTAGCAGGGGTGGACGCGGTATCAAGCACCTCTCAAGCTGTTTACTTTTTAGGGTCTGATGGCGAGCCATATCAAATGACCAACTTTCAGACCAGAAAGATAGGTGATGCGGCTGTATCAAGAGCGATTCAAGACTATTCGAATATTTCAGATTGCCGTGTATTCCATGTTGCGTTTGGCGCTCAAGACTTCATTCAGTGGCACTTTCCATCGCAAGGAAAGGTGTGGATGTATTCGCAACAAACGGAAATTTGGTCTGAGTTAGACCACGATAAAGACGAAAAGCGATATATCGGCAACTCAATTGCTAGGCTTTTCGGGAAAATAGTTGTCGGTCATAACCGTGACGGCCATTTGCTCGAGTTGTCACCCTCTGTATATCAAAATGATGGCGTGTTAATGGCTAGAGAGCGTATAGCTAGGCCGTTGAGCGGCGAGCAATTGGGTAAGCCGCGTCAACGAGTTCAGTTTAGCGCTATCGAGTTCTCAATGGGTACAGGCGTTGGTGCCCCAATAGAGGTCGACCCGCAAGTTGAGGTTGAGATGAGCACAGACGGCGTTAAATTTGGTGATGCGGCATGGTATAAGCTAGGCCGAGAATGCGAATACCAGCAAGAAATACGGCATTCTACCAATGCAAACTGCACTGATATGACCGTAAAGGTAAGATGCACAGATAATTGTGATTTTGCTATCTATTCAGCGGGCGCATGGATTCGGGAGGCTGGTAAATGAGCCAGATTAACTCACCATTCTTAATTAAAAAGCTTCGGCCAAGACGCGAGCTGGTTCAGGGTTTAAAATACAGAGATGAAGGCGGGAACCTTGTTGAGTTTGGTGATGCCTTTAATAACTACCTAGATCAAGTTGAAAGGTATTTAGAGCAATCGTATCGGCGTCTTGGTGGGTCAGAAGATAAGGTTTCGCAGACTGTTGAAGTGTCTGATTTAAACGCTAGATTGGCCGAAATTGAGTACAGGCTTAACCCCGAGCCATTCACCATTGACTCGACGGGATGGACGATTGATACCTCACTTATAACGATTGATAAGAGTATATTTTAATGCCTCAGCAATATTTCAATATAGGGCCTGAAAATGGCGACCAGGGCGATACGCCTTTTGACGCCTTCACAAAAGCTGAGGCGAACTTTACCGAGCTTTACGAGGCCGCAATAAACCCAGCAAGCAAAATGGTGGCTATATTTTCTGTTGCCGATTTTCCTGATGCTGTTGCGGGTGTGCGCCCTCTAGCCTCGAGCACTGTTTACACGCTGTTTACTGATATAAATATTGGAACCGATCGGTTTACGATGGGTAACAATACCATTGTGGAGGGTATAGGCTCTGTTGCGGTATCGCTAACGTACACAGGGTCATCCACGCTCTTTACATCAAACGATAACCCGTGCGTTATCCGCGATTTAACCATTTCGGCCACGGCGACGGGTGCGCGAGTTGTAGAGTTTTCTACGACATCGCTAAAAGTTCTAAGAATGGATAATTGCACCGTTTTATGTGATCGGTTTGCTGACCTGTCAGGTACGGACTGGGCTGCAAGGTTTGGCAATGTAACCATTATCCCTTTCACCTCTTCAGCCGTGACGTGCTCAGGCACCTGTAGATCGTTTAATTACTTTTCAGCGGGAATTGTACCGACGAGTGGAATTATTTTTGATCTGGGTTCTTGTGTTTTCCAGTCGGGAATTATTAGCAGGGTCGCATGTAATCTACCAGCAGGAACCACCTTTATCTCTGGGCTTGCAAATTCTGACAATGTTTCTGCGACGGGGCGGTTTTATGTCGAAGGGTGCCAGATAGATAATACCGGAGGCACCAATCTCGTTAACGTTAACGCGGGCGATGCTAGATGGACGTTCTTGGGCAATGTTCCTATTGCTGACTCGAGAAATGATTTTCTGGTTGGGTTTGAGAACAACACAACAAACGACACTACCATAAGTACTGCGGGCACATATGTAAAGGTTAACTCTGGCGATACATTCAGTGAAGATCATGCCAACGGATTCACGACAGATAATACCGGAAGAGTGACATCGAATGTTGTTCAGGATTTCCAGTTCCCAGCAGACATTGCCGTTTCAATGGAGCCTGTTTCCGGCGCAAATAAGGATCTAGCGGTTAAGATCGCTATAAATGGTGTTGTTCAGGGGTTTGAGTTGCCTGTCAGAACTTCCGCAGGATCACCCGTCACGGCAACGATACCTTTTCAGCCGAGTTTATCCGAAAATGACTATATTGAGGTTTGGGTTGCCAATCTAAGCGACACAACGGACATTCTCGTAAGGGCATGCTCGTTTAGGGGGAACTAATGGCTAATGAGTTCACGTTAGTTGCAGGAATTCGGAATAGCGCTGCCAATACTGCAGAGGCTATCTATTCTGCTGGCGATAATACGATAATTACAGCCTTTACCGTTACGAATAATACCGGCGTGAATAGGTCGTATCGCGCATACATTTATGACTCATCTGGAAATTCCACTGGGGCAATCACGCCACTAAAGTTTGTCAAAAACAACTCTGGTTACGATTTGGCACCATCCATAGTTGGGCACATTATACCTGTAGGCGGAACGCTTAGAGTTGAATCTAGCGAGGCTAATAGCTTGGTGTTTCGTGTTACAGGTAGGCTTGTGTGATTACCAATGACCCGGTTTTGATAAAAAGCGTCATAAGTCAGATAGAAGGCGAGGCACCGGGACAGTTTGCATACTTTAATATGCCGAATGTTATTTATTTTTATATCGACGAGTGTATGTTTCCCTCGCTTATCGCTGGTGATGAAATAAGCGTCCATGCAGCTATAGTAAAGAGCAATCGAGGCAGCAAGGCTATAAATGCTGCGAAAATGCTTGTAAAATACTTAAAAAGCAGCGGATTAAAAGCTATTCGAACCAAAGTTTTGAAAGGCTCTCCAACAGAAAGGCAAGCCAAGGCGTTTAATGTTATGTGTGGAATGAAAAAGATTAACGAAACAGATGGGGCGGTTTTTTACGGCATGCCTCTAGGGGGCGGCTAGATGGGTGGATTTGTTGGTGATGTTCTTGGTGGAGTCGGTCTTGATGATACGGTAGATGCTTTTACGGGCCAAGCTGGCGCGGATGCTGCACGAGAAGGTGCGAGACTCCAGACGCAGGCGGCAATGCGGGGTATAGATGTATCCGATGCCGCTCAACGAAGACTCGAAGAGACCTTGGCGCCGTTTGTTTCGTTTGGTTCTGATTTAGCCCTGCCTCGGGCGCAACAGCTTTTTGGTGCTGATGCCGCGACAGCGGTGCTTGATAGTCCTATCCTCAGAGCAATACAAGATGATGCTGAGGCGCGCATTTTGGCGGGTCAGGCGGCTAGAGGTCGGCTCGATACCGGAGAGACTTCCGAATTGCTGCAAGACGCGTTCTTGAGATCATCAATGGGTCTTCTCGGTCAAGAGCGTGGCGATATACTTAATGCGCTATCTCTTGGTCAGTCATCGGCCGCTCAGCAGGGGTTTTCGGGGGTTCAGAACGCAAACAGAACTTCAGACATACTTCAAAACATTGGTAACGTTCAGGCGGCGGGCGGCATTGGTGCTGCTCAAGCAGAGTCCCAAGGGCTTCAAAACCTAATAGGAACCGGCTTAACAGCGGCAACATTGTTTGCGTCTGAGCGGAAAAACAAAAGAAATATAACGCTTACCGGAATAAGATCGGATGGCGTGAGAATGTATCGCTATCAGTATAAGTGGTCAGATAAGTGGTACACAGGCTCGATGGTCGATGAAAACCCGCATGCTGTGGTTGATTGTGGGACTTATAAAGCGTTGGATTACGCGAGGCTATAATGGCACTTGATCCTAGAATTGTTTTATCTGGAGGCGCTGTTCCTGATTTGCTTAGTGCGGTTCAGGGCGGCTTAGATGTTGCACATAAGATACGCAACCAGCCATTGCTTGAACAGGCAAGGCGTGCTCAGATTGAGCAGATGAAGCAAGGGCGGATGCAGGCTACTCCTGCTGGGGTTATGGAGTTTCAAGCCTTAACGCAGGGTCTGACCCCAGAGCAAATTAATCAGGCACGGCTGGTTGAGCTTGGCCTATCTCCAAGAGCTGTAACAGCCGCTGAAAAAATATTCGATATTGGTGGAGTTCCTCATAAATTTGACCCAACATCTGGGAAGGTTGTCCCTATTGAAATACAGGGCAAGACGGTTACAGCTGATGATGTGGGAGAGAGCCAAAGAAATATTGCGGAACAAACAGAGCGAGGCTCGGGAACTGGTCGCACGGTTACAAACATAATTGACAAAGGGTTTAATTCTATCGGGCAAATACAGGGCAACATAAGAAATATTGACCGAGCTATATCTGCTCTTGATCGTGGAGCCAATACGGGCGCAGTCCAAAGATTTTTACCTAGCATTACATCGGCATCGAAAGAGCTTGATCAAATACAGAAAGAGTTAGGGCTTGATGTTATCGGCTCGGTAACGTTTGGGGCTTTGTCTGAAGGGGAGCTTAATCTCGCCTTGGAGACGGCGCTACCTACGGGGTTAGACGAATCGGCGCTAAAAGATTTTTTGATGCGTAAGCGAGGGGCCCAACAAAAACTCATTGGTTATTATGAAGAACAGATTAACTTCTTAGATCAGGGCGGCACTCCGGCCCAATTTATAGAAATGAATAGACAGAAAAGATTAAATTCTCAGTCTCCAACAGAAAGAGCGCAGGAGGCTGAAGCCTCAAATTTGTCTGCGCCTACAGTAACAACGCAAGAGCAATTCAACGCGCTACCAAGTGGCGCTTTGTTTATTGAAGATGGTGTGCAGTACAGGAAACCATAATGGCAAGTAAGTTCGGCGGAATAGCGGTAGATTCCACACCAAAAAGCAAGTTCGGCGGGGTTGTTAACCAGTCTCGCATTGCTGACGACGGCGAATTGCCCGCCATACCCGGTAGCGCGCTAGACTTGCAGCGTCAAGCCGATGCTCAGGCGCAAAGGCAAGCAAGAGCCAATAAGCCCAGTCCCACAGTTGGCGAGAAAGCAAAAGGTGCGGCTGAGGTCGCGCTAACTCTTGCGACAGGCGCTACAGGCGGGACGCTTGGGCAGCTAGAAGGAACCATTGAGGGGATAATAAGAGAAATTGCAACAGGTGGCTTTTCTACTGATATTGAGAAGCAGATGGAGGCTGCCAACAGGATCGAGAAGCTTGCAATGGATCGGGCCTCACAGCTAACTTTTGCCCCAAGAACGGAGCAGGGTCAAGGGCAGGTTCAGGCCGTGGCAGAAACGCTGGCCCCTTTGGCGGCGATACCTCCAGCGGCAGAGTTGCAGGTTCTAGGCTCAACAGCTAGGCGGGCGGCAAGACCGGCCGGTGCTGAGAGCGAAAAGGTTTCAAGTATACTTTCAGCTTCGGCAAAGAATGATGTTCCTGTATTAACGACAGACATATTCCAGCCCGAATCCTTTTTGGGCCGGTCGTTTCAGTCTTTATCTGAGAAATTGGGGCCGCTTGGCACTGGGTCTGCAAGAACCTCTCAGCAGAAGGCTAGGATTGCGGCTGTAGATGCGTTTGCGGAAGGTATTGATATTGATACCCCTTTTGCTGAAAGCGTTGTTAAATCTTTAAACAAGAAGTCAGCAAAAAGACTTGAGGCCGCCGGAAATGTTAGAAATCAGGCAGTTAGTGCACTGGATGAATTTGGTGAATTTGAGTCTCCAAAGTCGATAATCGAGATAGATGATATTTTATCAAAGCAAGATAGGCTTGGCGCAACAGCTAATCAACAGCTCACAAACGAGCTTCAAAGCTTTAGGCAGGAGCTGGCCGGGGCATCCTCGTTTAGCCAGAAGAAAGATATTCGGACTCAATTAATCAAAAAAGTTAAAGCGTTTGGGCGGGCAGAAGACACCGCACCTGCTGGAGACCTTCAACAGGTTAAGTCTGCGCTAGATAAAGATTTAACAGATTTTGCCAGAGCAAACGATAAAGACGCTTTGAAAAAATGGCTTTCGTCAAACAGAGAGTTCGCTGATGAGCTTACGAAAACAAAAGACACAGAGCTAAAGCGCATATTGAATACAGGTGAAGCAACGCCAGAAAAGGTCATTCCTATCCTTCGCGGGGGGAGGGCTAGCGAGCTTCAAAGGTTGTATGGGTCGCTAGGAGAGAAGGGTCGGTCTGCCGCTCGTGGCGCATTAATACAGCAAGCCCTTAAGGATTCTAAGTTTTTCGAAGTCGATTCGGCGGCAAATCCAGATGCTTTGGCAACGGCACTAAACAGGCCCAATATGCAGCAAGCGGTCAGGGTGTTTTTTAAAGGTGAATCACGAAAAGAGATAGACGGATTTACAAGACTTCTTGATTCAACAAGAAAGGCACAGCAAAGTCAGGCAGCGCCTAGAACGGGTGAGCAGCTTTTGGTTCCCGGCGCTGGAGCCGGTATCGGCGGAGCGGTTGGGTCTGGGATGCTTGCCTTAGAGCCTACTTTAGCTGCTTTAACTACAGGCAGCGCGTTAGTTAAGCTTTACGAAAGCAAAAGCTTTAGGAATTTACTGATAAGACTAAGCAATACGAAACGAGGAAGCAAAGCAGAAAAGCAAGCGGTTGACCTTTTGATGCCTGCAATCTCAGCGGAATTGACGGTTGCCAGAGAACAACCAGAGCAAAAAGAAGAAATAAAATGATTTGCATAACAGTCATGTTACCACAAGGCAAAGAAAATGGCTTATAAACCTATTAGTGGCGCACTACCTCAATTCTCACGCAATGCGGCTGGAGGCTCGGCAAGCGGGCATTACTTAAAGTTCTACATATCCGGCACTGACACGCCTCTAAGTATGGGGATTGATTCTGCGCCAAGCCTAACCCTGGCAAGGTGCGCGCTAAACTCTCGCGGAGAGCCTATCTCAAACAGTGCGGATGGGGATACATGGTTCATCCCCCATCTTGATGAGCCTTATCGAATTGTTTTGTATGCCAATGCAGCAGATGCAGACAATGACGTTCTTGCTAGTGCTGTTTGGGATGTTGACGGGCTTAACCTAAGTTTTGATGACATATCTCCTTATGCGGATTATGACGCCGTTCGAGATTTAGATAGCTCGCAGTTAAACGATGGCGATCAAATATCAATCCAAGGCTTCCCTGATCCGTGGCAAGTCAAAACCGGCACGGTCACTGATACCGACTGGCGCATAGTATTCAATGACGACCCTAATAGATATGCTGAAGGGCTTCCAAATAACTTAACCTTAACCCTTGCTCAGTTTGGCTTAGAGGAGGGGCTTAGTGGGAACGCGACCACCAATGCCACTAAAATTATTTCTGCTATTCAGGCATTGCGCGGTGATTCTAATGCTAATGTATTTCAGCATCTTGGAGACATAACACCAATTACGGCTTATGCATCGGGAACGTTAATAGTTCCAAGAGGCGTATGGAGGATTGATTTTGACGCTATAGAGCTGATCAACGATTTTGGCTTAACGTTAAAAGGATTCGGGTCTAGGCGGTTTAACAATGCGCTGCAAGGCGGAAGCACTTTATTATTTCCGGGCACTTCAGCGGGATTTGGTATAAAAACGAATGGGGCGGGCGCTAGGTCTCTTACTTTAGAGGATTTGTCTGTATGTTATGAGGATAATACTTTTACAGGAGATTTAATTGATTCGCTAGACGCGCCGGGTCTAGATATCAATAGATGTTTTATTGGAACATTTGGTAAAACGGGAGCTACTAGATACCAAACTGCTAACTCACTATTGCGTCTGACGTATGATGAATTCCATAGTATTAGGAATTCTACATTTGATGGTGCTGTAAATGGTATATGGTCTGATGATATGCGAACGATTAACGCTTCCACATTTGGCGGCTTCAGTCTCCAGATAGAAAATACAGCATTTTATGATTTTACTGGGGATATGATTAAAATTCCCGGAAATCGAACAAGGGAAACTTTATCGCTAAAAGGCGTTGCCCTCAATCCTATTAGCGTTGATTGCGCAAGATGTTTGCATGTAGCGAACGTTAACGGCTTATCTATCGATGCGTGTGAACTTACTCCGTCCACTGTCAATAGGCCAACTATAGAATGGGCTACTTTAGACAACGTCACGGGGTCTATTAAGAATTCAGTATTTAATGCTTTAGCTAAGGCGGGAACAATATCTGGCCCGAACACAAACTTAGAGATTTCTGGTAACGTCCTTTCGGCAATTGATGGTTTTACTGTTAATTCTGGTAGCGTTAAAGCGCATAGCAACGAGTGGCAAGATGGCACAAGCGCATGGGATATTAACCCAACAGATACTACGTATGTTGATATTGGTATGGAGCAATACAAGGCTGCGGTAACTAACTCGATCAATATTACAGATAATGTTAATCTTAACGGGCATGTTGCCTATGCTTCAGGAAAAGACGAATCGACCAATAAGTTCGTTAATCCATCCCCTCGTGTGACCATTTTAAACAGAGACGCTAAATCATTCACGGAATCCAGCGCGACTTATACTTCATTGGCTATAAATACAGGACGGCTTCATAAGCTTTCTAATTCCGGCACGCAAACAGTCACCTTACCTGCCGCTGCGACGAATGTAGGGATTACCATGCGATTCACAGATATTGTAGGAAAGACTGTAAATATAGATCGAGCAGGATCAGATAATATCTATGTTGGTGGTGAAGCTGCCTCTAGGGCTCGATGCACCTCCGCTACTCTTGGCGCATACATTGAGCTGACTTCCATCTCGGCTTCTGAGTGGGTTGTAAGCAATGCCAGCGCTGGATGGACATACACCTAACGATTACTTAGCCATTCGGGCCTTCGATGTATTACACATTACCTTTTCGCTGATTAGAGTTAACAGACCGCCACATTTCTATTTGAAGCTCGGCGGTTTTTCTCTGATTGCGCAGGGTTTCCCACTCTACGCGAGCGCTTTCTAACGCTGAAATGTGTCGATTGTAGTCTTCAGAGCCTTCCGCTTTTTTCTGCCTGTCTGCCGCACTGCCTTCGCCAAACTCGTTATACACCAGCGCCAGCACGGTTTTTTTTGCATCGTCTAAAGCCTCAGCTCTAGCTTTTGCTCTAGCCGCTTCTTTGTCTGTTGACTTAAGAAATTCCAGAGCTTTTTCAGCGTCACTATAATCAATCATACATGCGACCTCGCCACTACATATAACCCAAATAAACCAATTCCAATCAAAACAAACACCAAAGCCTGCCATGACTCTTTGGGCTCATTCTTAGCTCTAATCATAAAATCACGGTAATAATAAATAGCATTAGCTATAGCAATGATTGCAGCACGCTCTAGTCTTTTCATATTCACAGCTTAAGCAGCGCCTCAATTTCTTTTGCTTTCGCTTTGTAGAGCCTTTCGATTTGCTTAAGCTCTTCGACTCTATATCGTTTCTTTTCATGTGGCCCTTCTATCCACTCAAGACGCTCAGACGATAAACGGCGAGCGATACCGAAACGGTATTCAACATGATTACCACTAAGAAACTGATTACAGTGTTTGCATTGCTTGTGCGCGTTGTCTTCTTCAAAACGAAGTTCTGGAGCGCTGCCAACAGAACGATAATGCCCGCAATCCCAAATGCCACCACGAGGATCATGCTTAATTTCGTGCTCATACTTACCGCAAGACACGCAAGGCAGATCACGATCACGCAGACGTATGTACTTATTGAAGGCAGCTTGCGCTTTCTTTTTCCAGTTTGGCACCGTGTCATTAAGCTTTCGTTTTCGCTCTCTGATTTCTGCACTTTT